TACATTGCTGATGTTAATTCTTCTTCGTACATTTGTTTTAACATACTGGCTCGTTCTGATGTAATACCTGGTCTTTTGATAGACATTTTATAGGCTAAACCAGTGGTTAAACATGGTAAGAATCTAAAAGGAACATCAGGATCTTGAGTAGATTTATTTATATCTTCAACTCTGTTAAAACTGAAATATGATAATATAGGTGTGCCGCTTGAGGTTGTAGCATCTGGTGTAGGCCACAAATATAATTCAGCTGCATCTCTTAATCTGTTAACAGCATATTGTGTTGGTCTACCCGTTTGTGTCTTGTTTGTAATTCGTTGATAAGCTTCCATAGTAATACGTTCTAAAGCTAAGTCTGTGGTTGTTGAACCACTTACTGTTCTATGAACTAATTCAGTTATATCTATAAGTGAAGTTGGTAATGTATATTCAGCTGTGCCACTTGTTATATCTAATGTGGCTAAGTTTTGTTTCCATAGTAATATACCACGGTTCATCCAATCGATAAGAAGAAGGTTAAGTGTACGTCGTGCCTCTAGTGGTTCAAACCCTAGTGATTGCTCACCGCCTAACATAGACATAGCCTCTTCGATTACATCAGCTATATCTAAATTAAATGTTGTTGTACCTGAAGTTGCCATATTATTTCTTCTTCTTTTGTTTTAATAAGTTCTCAAGTTCTTTGGCTTGAGAGGCATGAGTCTTAGATGCTTTTTTAAGAGCACTTATAATTTTACGTATTTTCTGTGGTTGCATCATAATTACCTATCGTCAAACTCAGTTCCGTATGATGGGTTTACCATGCCACCGGTCATAAATTCTTTTTTCTTTGGTTTGTTTGTCACTTCTTGATCATATAGTTCTCTAAGAATGTTTCTTGCTTCAGTGTCTTGTTTATAAACTTTATCCATAGCTTTTCTCACATCTTTTGGTAACGGATTAGGTTTAGGTTCTGGTTTTGTTTTCTTTGTTCTTACATAAGTAGGTATCGGAGACTTTTTGTTTTTAAAATCACCTCTAGCTTTTTTCTTTTTATATTCCTCTTCTGTAAGTGTTATTGAATCTAATTTTTTATTCATATTATCTGTCATCGAACTCTCCTCCAAATGATGGGTTTACAGTACCACCAGTAAAGAATTTACTGCCTACTTTACCACCACCAGCTTTAGAATCTTTTCTGTCCTCTCTTTCTTGTTCTATTTTATTTAATTCCACACCCAGTTTTCTTATCCTTTTTAAACGATTTGCCCTATCTCCGGGATTTTGAGGATTTTGATACATCTTTATAAACTTACCTTTTTTATCTTTAGCCATACTATCTGCTGAAATAGAACCAGTGAATGGATTTACTTGTCTTGCAAACTCTTCACCATCAATAATTATTGTAGGATTTTTTTGTTTATATTTTTGTAGTTTTCTTTTCTTTTTATCTTTGCTCATTTCTTTTTCTTTCCCCATTCATATAGGTTATCAAATGTTGTTTCCCAGTCCATATAACTATCGTGTTGTTCTGCGGAGTGTTCCCACTGTGACGGTACAAAGTCTGGTGGTCCTTCTCCAACAACCCATAGTGCAGGATTGGTTACACGTACACGATTGTTTGGTAGTGCTACTATACAACCTTTATACGGACCCGATGTTAATTCCAACACATGTGATTGTTTATGTTGTGCTGGATCATCCGATATATAACTGTCGGTATAATC